ATATATAGGTGATTTTCTCATGGCATTAACTAATTTTGCCGCTCTAACTTCAGAGCAAAAGACCGTATGGTCTCGCGACTTCTGGCACGCTGCCCGTAACGCATCCTTCATTAACCAATTCGCTGGTTCTGGCTCTAACGCCATGGTTCAGCGCATTACTGACTTAACTAAAAGTGAAAAGGGCGCACGCGCTGTTTTAACTTTGCTAGCTGACTTGTCTGGCGACGGTGTGGTAGGTGACTACACTCTAGAAGGCAACGAAGAAGCACTTTCTAGTTCCGACATCACAGTTCGTATCGACCAGATGCGTAATGCAAACCGTTTGGCTGGCCGTTTAGCCGACCAAAAGTCTATCGTAAACTTCCGCGAAGCCTCTAAAGATTCATTGGCTTACTGGATGGCTGACCGTATGGACCAGTTAGCATTTTTAACTTTGTCTGGTTTGGCATACACCAAAAAGAACAACGGTGGTGCGCGTACTGTAGCTGCAACTGGCCAGAACTTGTCTAACCTTGAGTTTTCTGCAGACGTTACTGCTCCAACCAACAAGCGTACGTTAGTTGCAAAAGCTGACGGCACTGTTGGTACTGGTAACCTTACTGCTACTGGAATCTTGGGATACAAGAACATCGTCAACCTAAAGGCTTACGCTAAAGATCACTACATGCGTGGTGTTCGTGGCGCAGGTGGTGACGAAGGTTTCCACATGTTCGTTACCCCACAAGGCATGGCTCAGCTGAAGTTAGATGCTGACTTCCTAGCCAACGTTCGTAACGCAGGCAACCGTGGACCAGTTAACTCTTTGTTCTCAGGTTCTTCTTCCGTAATGGTAGACGGCGTAATGATCCATGAGTTCCGTCATGTATATGACACTTCTGGTGAAGCGGCTGATGGTAAGTTTGGCGCTGGCGGTGCAGTTAACGGGCAACGTGCTTTGTTCTGTGGCGCACAAGCATTGGCAATGGCTGACATTGGCGACGCTGACTGGGTTGAAGAAACTTACGACTACGGAAACCAGCACGGTATCTCAATCGGTAAGATCTTAGGCTTCCGTAAGCCAAAGTACACAAGCATGGTAACTGGTGACGCACAAGATTTTGGTGTAATCACACTAGACACTGCCATTTAAGTAATTAGGGCCTCTTCCCCCAGCAGTACGCTGGGGGCTTTTTGGAGTTTTTTTATATGTTGATTTCTGATAAGGCAATGCACGTAAGCAGTACAACCGGCCAATCGGCTTGGTTTGAAGCAGGTGTTGCGCAAGAAGTCCCACCACCTTTGGTGGACGAATGTATTGCTATGGGAGCATATCCTGTAGGCGAGAAAAAACCAGCGCAAAAACCTGCTGCTGAAAAGGTCGAAGTAGATGAGGTCTCAGACGAGGACCGCACTATGGAGATCGTCACTGCCATCGAGCAGTTGGTAGAGCTAGGCGACACTAAAGCCTTCTCAAAAAATACGGGTGAACCTAAAGTTCGTAGCATAGAAAAAGTTCTAGGTTACGACATCACTCCTGAGCAGCGCGATGTAGCGTGGGCTGAACTTAGCGAGGCGTAATGGCCATTTCATCGAACGATATTATTAGTAAAGCCCAAACGGTTTTACAGGATGTAGCAGCAGCGCGTTGGACAACAACAGAGCTGCTTTCTTGGTTAAACGACGGACAGCGTGAAATCTGTTTGCTCAAGCCTTCCGTTAGTGCAACTAACCAGTCGGTAACTTTGGTCGCTGGTACAAAACAATCCATCCCTGCTGTGGGTTTGCAGGTGTTGCGAATTGTACGGAATTTAACTGGGGCCGGTGTCGGCGGAAAAGTGGTTAGTGTTATTAGCCGTGATGTATTAGATATGCGTCAGCCTATGTGGCACACAGCTGCAGCCACTGCGGTTGCGGATCATTATGTGTTCGATGAGTTAGACCCCAGGACTTTTTATGTATACCCGCCTAACGATGGAAATGGTTACCTCGAAACTGTATATGCAGTAGAACCTGCCCAGGTTTCAGTTGGAGGCACTATTACTATTCCAGACATTCACTCAAACAACTTACTAGATTACATCCTTTACCGTGCATATTCTAAGGAAACGGATTCCCTAAATGAGCAACGTAGCGCTCAACATTACAAAGCAATGCAGATGTCTCTGGGCATAAAGATTCAACTAGATGCTGTTACTAGCCCGAACACACGCACAGTAGCACAACAGGGGTAATTTATGAATTACAAAGACATGGTCAGCCTTCTTCCTTATCACATAGCAGGTTGCCCTGATTTTGTAGTGGAAAAAGCAATCAAAGATGCTGTGCTGTCGTTTTGTAAACGCAGTAGCGCATACCGCTTTACCTTAGACCCTATCCTCACAGTTGCAGGGTTGTTTGAATACGATATTGAGCTACCTAGAAATACGAGCATTACGGATACATATTCCGTAATACATGCCAAAAAAGAGATATTCCCTGACACCGAGCAAGGAGCAACTCACGCAAACCCTGAGTGGCGCACTGAGAAAAGCACCCCAACGCATTACATACGTCCAAGCAACAAGACTATTTTGTTGGTGCCTGTACCTATCTTGTCGGGACAAAGCGTCAATATTCACGCTGCTTTAAAACCAACTCTAAAAGCGACCAGTATTGCTGATGATTTTGTTGAGGATAACGTCGACGGAATAATGGCTGGAGCGATGGCTAACTTATTTAACTCTCATGATATGCCATGGGCTAACCCACAGCGCGCAATGAAACATGAGGCAGAGTTTGAAGCCCACATTTTAATTGCAAAGGGTAAGGCTGATGGACGCAATGGCCCGACTCGCAGAACAGTAAAGTACGGCGGTATTTAGTGCTTGAGTTAGTAGCTGCAACTAAGAATGAAGTTCGAGAAAACTACTCTTATTTTGAAGGCGGGATGCGAGACATCATCCATAAGGTAAAAGCAGAGTTTTTGGTTGCTGATATTTACCATCACCTGATGCAGGAAAGTATTCACCTCTATTGGATCGAGGAAGGCATGGATCGTTTAGGATTCGCGATACTCAGCCAATACGATTCTGGGTATGAAAAAATACCTACTTTAGTGATTGACCACCTGTGGCTTAGCCCCGGTGTTGATGTGTTCTCAGAGACTCTTGCGGCAGGTTACGATTTAGCCAGCACACTAGGCGTCGAGCGAATAGAATTTAATTCTGCCCGTTTGGGTTGGGGCAGGCGTGTTATGCAGATGGGTTTTCGACCCGCCTATGTAACATACCATTGTCAGGTAAACAAAAATGGGTAATACAGCAAAAAAAGCACCGCAGGGTGAATACGAAAAGGCTCTAATCGAGAATGCCACCACAATTTCTGACCGTAATAAAAGACTTTATCGACCGCTTGAAGCTGGCTTTGTTAAGGAGTCAGGGCGAGATTTTTCTCAAGTCCTTGGCGGTCGAGCAAACGCTGATGCGGCACAGGCATTTTCTTCAAGTCAAGGTGCCGGATTGGGTACTTCCAATACTAGTGGTGGCTTCGGCAGCGGTCGTTCTATGATGGGTCAGACCAGACAGGGGGTCATCCAAAATGATGCTCTTGGCGGTGCCTTGGGTTCAGCATACTCTAAAGCCCAAAGTGTAAAAGATACCTCACAGCTAGGTGCTTTAAAAACGGGTCAAGGTGGCCGAAGTATAGCTATGCAAGGCTTATCTAATGCAGCACGGGCTCAAAACTCTGAGCTTGTGTCTAAAGCCCGAGCAGCCAGCAGTATGCAGTCAACTAATATGGCACTCGGTAATGATCTTGGCGCTGGTCTCTACCAAAAGCATTTCAAAAAAACTGATACGACTGAACTCGATAAACTACAAAAGCAGCTTGACGTCCTGATGCGTCCAGACCGTAACTTTATGATGGGGCCGTAACGATGATACTAGGTAAAATATTTGACGAGTTGACGAGTGATGAAACCAAGGGCCCTAATACTGGACCTCCATCTAGTGGTTTTGCAGACGGAGATGCATACGTTGACCGAGGCACTAATGACAAAGAAGAAGGTGCAAACAAAGTTGCTCAGTCCGATGAAGGCACAAAAGCTGGAAAAGCTCTTGCGAACATTACGCGCGACGAGCTAAAAAATTACCTAGACACTTACGGTAAAACTGAAGAGCAGATGCTAGCAGATACAAATAGCACTGCAATGATTGACTCAGCAAAAGGAGCATCAACTTTAGGTCAGCAAGTTTCTCAAGGTATGCAGCAACGCACATTGGGCCGTTACGGCGCAAGTATGACGCCTGCTCAAATGGCATCCCAGCAACGTATGAATTCACTTGGCAACGCCTCCTCATATGCAGGGGCGGTTAACAACTCCGCAATAGATCAACGTGACCGTAACTTCGGCCTAAAAGCCCAGTTAATGGGTATGGGTAAAGAACAGTTAAACGTTGCTTTGGGCGGACTGAGCTCAGCTGCGAGTATGGAAGCAGATAGAGAAAACGCGTATCAACAAGCCAGAGCAGGTGCCTACGCATCGAATATGCAAATGCTAGGTACAATCATCGGTTTTGGAATGTAGGAGAAGAACATGGCTTATAACAACCCCATTTTACAGGCTGTACTGGGCAACCAGCAGGCAGAGATGCAGAACAAGCAGTTTGAAACTAGTCTTGGACTACAAATTGCTCAGTTTGCTGATAGAAAACAAAACACCCAAAAAGATCAGGACTATCGCCAAGCGGTTTTGGGCGAGGATCTGAGACAGAATAGGGTATCAGAAAAAGCAGCGACAGCTGCGGTTGCATTGGAGACGAAAAATTACAATGCTTTGCAACCAAAACGGGATGCTGACCTTGCATATACTCAATCTGCTACTAAGTCCAATAATGCTACTACACTGGCTCAAGATTTAAAAAACCAAAAGGTATTACTTCAACCAATTGCAGGCTTATTTTTCCAAACCATGATGAACTCAGATGGAACTACAAAGAAATTTTCTGACGGACCTGAAGTGGAGGAGGCTTTCGGGGCTATTATTAATGAACCCGCCTTAGCCAAAAAAATATTACAGGGAGCTGACGGCACAGTTTATCGTTTCGCAGGTGCTGTTGATCTTGGTGATGGGCGTCGTGCGATACAAATTGAGGACCCCAACAATCCTGGCAAAGTCATGTACATGTCAAAGAATCGAACTGCTGTAGAGGGTGATGATCTAACAGCTATGGACCTTATGGGTTTTGATCTTTTAAAGGAGAAGGTGTCAATCGCAATGCATGACGCAATTGGCCGGCCATTAAGTGGTGACTTAGCAGCCATAGCGGCAGGTATGAATAAAGTAAACGGTGTCCCAGAAGGAACTGGTTTAGTTCTTAAT